TATCCGCTGTCCGCAAAACCATTGATTTTATTAGCTTTTTGCCGCTATCGCTATCACACCTCATTATTCAATCGTCCTCAGTTCAAAAAGCTGGAAGAGGCAATCCGCAAGGGTGCGCTTGACTGCATCGTGGTCAAGGATCTCAGCCGCTTCTCAAGAAACTACATCGACGGCGGACGCTACATTGAAAAGATTTTCCCGCAGCTCGGCATTCGCTTCATCGCAATCAATGATGCGTATGACAGTCTGACCGGTGATCCGCAGTCCGACTCCTTTGTTATCCCGTTCAAAAACCTGATTAACGATTCTTACTGCAAGGACATCTCCATGAAAATCCGAAGCAGTTTGGAAGTCAAGCAGAAGAGCGGTGAGTTCGTCGGTTCGTTCGCCCCTTACGGCTACATGAAATCGCCGGAGAACAAAAACCAGCTCATCGTGGATGAAGCGGTCAGCGAATATGTGCAGATGATCTTTTCCATGTACAAGGACGGCTTCTCCATTGGGCGCATTGCAAAGCGTCTGAACCAGATGGGCGTCCTGTCCCCAATGGAATACAAGCATTCTGCCGGTGTGAAGTTTGATACCGTCTTCAAAACCGGCGATACCGCAAAATGGACATACAAAGCCGTCCAGCGTATTCTCACCAACGAGGTTTATATCGGCGTTCTGGCGCAAGGCAAGCGCGGCACTCCCAACTACAAAGTCCGCGTTGTGAAAAGCAAGGATGAATCCGAATGGGTCAAGGTTGAAAATGCGCATGAAGCTCTTGTCTCCTACGAGGACTTCATGGCAGTCAAGGTCATGATGCAGAGAGATATGCGCTGTTCACCCGATCAGGACGAGGCGCATCTGTTTTCCGGCTTCCTGTTCTGCGGAGACTGTCAGCAGCCAATGATCCGCAAGACCGTCCCGTCGAAGACGAAAAAGTATATCTACTACGTCTGTTCCACCAATAAGCACACCCGGACGTGCAGCCCGCACAGCATCGCCGCAAAAGAGGTTGAGGAAAAGCTCTTCCGTGCCATTCATGACCAAATTGAGCTTGTCATCAATCTGGAACACGCGCTTGCAATGATTGAGCGGCTTCCGTCTCAGAGTCGCAAGGCTTTCAATTACGAAGCCCAGATTGCCAAAATCGAGGAAGAGATTGAGCGGTATCAAAAGCTCAAGCTGGGGCTTTACGAGAACTTCATCGGCGGCGTCATTGATAAGTCGGAATACTTCGAGTTCCGCAAGAGTTACACCAAAATCATTGAGGACAAGCAGGACGCGCTTCTGCGGGTTAAAAAAGAAATGAAGCAGACGGTGACAACCGGTACGACTGAACGGAACTGGGTAACGCTTTTCAAGCAGTATGAAAACGTCGAAGAACTGAACCGCCGTGTGCTGATGTCGCTGGTTGACCGCATTCTGATTCACGAAAACCATGCAATCGAAATTGTCTTCAAGTACAAAGATGAATACCAGCAGACACTTGAATACGTTCTCGGTTATGCCGACGAACTGGATATTGCCGTATAAAGGAGGGATGAGCAAATGGCAAGAAAAAGCAGAAAACAAATTGCAGTCGAAGAGCCGGTTGTTGAATCTGTCTCTTCCGAGGTCTTCTCAACAGCCATCTATGCCCGTCTTTCCGTTGAAAACAGCGGCAAGTCTGAAAAGGTGGATGTCATCGCAAATCAGATTGAGATTTGCAAGTCCTACATTGCAGAGCGTCCCTATCTGAATCTGATAGATACCTATGTGGACAACGGACGAACGGGTACGGTTTTTGACAGACCGGAGTTCAACCGTCTGATGAACGACATCCGCACCGGCAGAATCAAGTGCCTTGTGGTTCGTGATCTCAGCCGGTTCGGGCGAGATTACATTGAGGCAGGAACCTATCTGGAACGGGTCTTTCCTCAGATCGGGCTTCGGTTTATCGCCATCAAAGAGAACTACGACAACTTTGATACGGACGGCTCCGGCGAAAGCCTTATCATCCCTCTGCAAAACATGATCAACACCCTCTACTCGAAGGACATCTCCCGCAAGGTTTCTACCGCGCTCAAGGCACAGATGGAAAGCGGAGAGTTCAAGAAGCGAAATCTCCCGTATGGTTATCGCTGGGATGAAGAACACAGCAATATGGTCTTCGATGAGGAAACCGCACCGATTGTCCGGAAGATTTTCCAATGGAAGATTGAAGGGCTGTCCCTTCCTGCGATTGCAGACCGGCTTGATGCAATGAACGCGCCCAATCCGGAATTTCAGAAGTATCAGGTCGGCGTCCGCACAGGCAATGCTACGGCAAAGAAGATTTGGAACAAGTCTTCACTCACTACCATTCTGGATAATCCCCATTACGTTGGAGATACCGTACTCGGACGAACGCTGAACGCCATCTACAAGGGTGTCAAAAATCAGCACATTGACCGCGAGGAATGGATTGTTTTTCCCAACACTCATGAGCCAATCATTTCCCGTGAGGACTTCCAGAAGGTGCGAGAGATGCGGGACGCCGCTGCAAAGACGAGAGTTGAGAAGATGGAGCGCACGGAAGAAATCCGCGCTACGCTGATCAATCTCTTTGAAGACAAAATCGTCTGTGCAGACTGCGGCAGAAAGCTCTACTTCCACCGCAAGCGCGTTGATAAACGCAAGGACGGCGCGTGGTATGCCTTCTATGAATGCAGCTCATCCGTCAAACGCGGTAATCTCTGTACGCCGCATTATACACGGCAGGATAAGCTCGAAGCCGATGTGCTTGCGGCGATCCAGCTTCAAGTCAAGGCGGCTCTCAATTACGACAAGCTGCTTGCCAAGCTGAGGAACAGCGAAGGCGAACGCAGCATCCGCGATCAGCAGAATGCGCTCATCACAAGCCTGAATCTGAAACTCACCGGTGTTTCAAAGAAACGTACCCGGCTCTACGAGGACTTCACGGAAGGCATTCTCGATGAAGAGGAATACGCCTTTGCCAAGAAAGCCTACGATGAGCAGTATGCCGACCTTTCCCGGCGGTTGGATGAAGCGGTTCAGCGGAAGGTCAAGTTTGCCGAAGCAATGTCCGAGGACAACAAGTGGCTTACGCTGATGAAATCCGTCAGCGGTGCAGCAAAACTCTCTCAGGATTTGGTTGACGAGTCCGTAGAGCTTGTGAAAGTCCATGAGGACGGCTCAATCGAGCTGGTCATGAAATACGGCGATATTTACGCTCTGACCGTTCAGAGTATCAAGGAAGTTCAGGAGGCGATGTAAATGAGCAAGGAATACAACATCGGCATCTACATCCGCCTCTCAATGGCTGATGAAGATACCGGCTATGGAAGCAAAGCGGAAAGTGACAGCATCGGCAACCAGCGTATGCTCATCAACCGCTTTCTTGACATTCATCCAGAGTTGTCTCGCTGTCAGCGGTCTGAGTTTGCGGATGACGGTTATACCGGCACGAACTTTCACCGTCCTCAGTTCACGCAGATGATGGAGAAGGTCAAGCGCGGCGAGATCGATCTGATCTGTGTCAAGGATTTTTCCCGCTTTTCTCGTGACTACATCGAAACGGGAAACTATCTGGAATGCACCTTTCCGTTCATGGGCGTCCGCTTTATTTCCATCAACGACGGCTATGACAGTGACGATTACAAAGGCACAACGGGCGGTCTGGAAGTGGTTATGCGCAGCATCATCTACGCGGCATACAGCAAAGACCTCTCCGTAAAGACCACATCGGCAAAAATCCAGATGATGAAACAGGGTAAGTATGTCGGCGGCTATGCTCCATACGGCTACGTCCTGCATCCCACCATTCGGAACAAACTTGCCGTAGACCCGGAGGCGGCTGATGTGATCCGTCGTATTTTCCGCGAGGCGCTGGAAGGCAGCAACACCTCTCAGATCGCCCGCAGCCTGAATGATGACGGCATCCCGACGCCGGGGCAATACTTCAAGAGCAAGCATCCCGACAAGAAGAAGTTCAGTAACATGAGCGAGAAAATCAGTTGGGAAACCGTGATGGTCTATAACATCCTCAAAAACCTTGTTTACACCGGAACGCTGGTCAGTCGCAAAATGAAGTCATGCGGTGTCGGCTCAAAAAAGCGTGTTGTCAATGAGCCGATCATCGTAGAGGGAACCCATGAAGCTATCATCAGCAAGGAAGACTTTGTGCTTGCTCAGAATGTCATTCGAGGTGGAGGACGGAATCCCACACGCAAGCAGCATGACTATCCGCTCAAGGGACTTGTCCGCTGCGGTAACTGTAAACGTGCTATGACACGCCGCAAGAACAAGGCTGGCATTCGGTACTTCCAGTGCATCCACTCGGTCAACAACGGAAACACAGACTGTCCGATTGGCAGGAGCTTTCCGGAAATGGATATTGAGAAGGTTGTATTCCATGCCCTTACTCAGTTTCTCGCTTTGGCACAGAAGGAAGCAATACAGAACCGCGAAGTCGCTGATCTACGGAAATCTGCCATCAAGGAATGTGCTGATAAAATCCGCACTCTGCAAAAGCAGAACGAGCAGCACAAGGCGTCCAAGCTGAGGCTCTACGAGAAGTATGCAGCCGGAAGCATCACGAAGGAGGCGTACATTCAGCAGAAGGCGGCAGCGGATGTGAAGATTGCTGAAAACGATGGAGTAATCCAGCGCAGTCACGAGCGGATGAAGGAGCTTGACTCCGAGACCTCCTGTTCAGATGAAAAGCTGGATGCTGTCTGCGATCAGTACGCCGACTGCAAAGCTCTGACCTATGAGCTGACCCACGCATTCATTTCTGCGGTCTACATTTACGATCTTGACAACATAGAAATCGTCTGGAAGTTCAAGGACTTCCTCACTACATCAGAAGGAGAAGCCAAATGAAAGTATTTCTTTATATCCGCGTTGCCTGTGCGGATCAGCTTGCGGCAGCAGACCAGCGGGAAGAGCTGGAACGCTATGCGAAGGACAAAGGCTATGAGGTGGCTGCTGCTGTGGCGGCAGACGGCATCTCCGGCGTCCATACGGAAGGTATCATGAACTTCCTGCTGAACGAAGCCAAGCGTCAGGACATCGGTACGATCCTCACCCGCGACACCTCGCGAATCAG